GGTGCGATAACAATCAAGTCAATTACAGATACAGTATCATGTTTAGACGAAATTGCTCAGATATCAAACATCTTTGCGTTATCTGATACAGGAACCTGTTTAGACGGTTTTTCTGGATTAATAGCTGGGCTTTCAGTTCTTGATGTTGGGTCATGTGCTGATTCAGTTGCGCCTGCCGTACGATTAACAGTACAAGACACAGTAGCAGCGATAGACGTTATTCAGCAAATATTGTCTGGATGTGCAGTTACTGATACTTGTGCTGGAGATGATAACATATTGCAGCTGTTGGCGGCTATATTGGTATCTGATACAGGCTGTGGGGCTGATGTAATAACCGTCTTCAAAGAGCTATTAAAGACGGTAACAGATTCAGTTACAGGCTCAGATTCGTTATCTCAAATATTTGCTGATATTTTGGTATCTGATACAGGGGCAGGCACAGACTTTATTAACCTGCTGAAAGATATTCTCAAAACGATATCTGATACAGTATCAGGGGCTGAAAACGTATCAATACAGCCTGTTTCTGTTTCTGTGCAAGATGCCAGTGCATCCCTGGATATAATCGGGTATATAGCTGCCGCATTATCTGTTTCAGATATTGGTACTATCTCTGAAATAATATCAACTATAAAAACAAAGCTTGTTAAC